TGATCGTGATGACGTTCGCTGGCACTGTCAGCAGCGCCGAGGTGCTTGTCACGCTGGCAGCGTTCGTCGCACTCACGACCACCCGGTAGAGGTCGGCATCGTCCACCGTGTTGAGCAAACCCGTCAGCGAGAGCGAGGCCGACGTGGCTCCATCGACATCCACATAGCTGCCGTAGCCGCCGTCCTGTTTTTGCCACTGATATGAAATCGTGCCGCCGGGAGACGAGGTCGCAGAAACCGAGAACGTCGCAGCGCCACCGCTCGCAGTCTGCGCGGTCGGCTGCGTGCCGATCGTGATCGTGTTCGCCGGGACGTAGCCCTCGTAGAAACCGCCGTCCGCATCGTCCGTAGCCGTCGCGGCAATAGTGAGCGTCGAGCCGCTGGTGGACAGTGTCACGCCGCTGCCAGCCGCCAGCGTGACGCCACCCGTGAGGCTGTTGAGCGCTGTAACGTAGTTGTGTGCGTGGCTGGTCGCGCTCTTGGAGTCGAGCGCGGTCTGCAAGCCTGTCACGTCGCCAACCGCGTGTTGATGGGCCGACGGAGCAAACGTGCTTGGCACGTTGGTCAGGTTCGCATAGCTGATGACGGGCACGGCGTGAACGTGATCGCTCCTGCTGGCGAGCGAACTGGTGCCCGCCGACGCTGTGCCAAGAGCCGATGGCGTGGCGTCGGAGAGCGAGACGCTAGAGCCGCCGCCCGCGCCGTCCGCGCCTCGCGGGATGCCAAAGTCGAGCGTGACGTTCGCCCCGCCGTTGCTTGGCGTTGCCGTCACGGTAGCAGAGCCACCAGCAGCCACCGTCGAGACGTTGCCGATGGTGAAGCTCGGCGTAGTCCCGTTGGTGCCGCGAGGGATCGCAAACGACAGCGTCAGGTTGCCGTCGCTCGTTGTGCCGGTGACGCTGGCGTTGCTGCCAGCCGCCAGCGTGGTCGTGCTGCCGACGCTCACGGACGTAGACGGGCCAGCCGGTATGCCGAAATCAAGCACGGCTGCGTAGCTTGTGCCGTTGGTGTTCGTCACTGTGGCGTTGCTTCCAGCCGCCAGCGTCGTGACCTTGCCAACCTGGACGGTCCCAGACACGACCGTGGCGTTGCCCGGCGAGATCGTGCCGAGCGACACATTGACCGCACCGCCATTACCGACAGTCGCATTGACCGTCGAGCCGTTGGAGACGGCGACGTTAGCCGCCCCGGCGTTCGTGACGTTGACGGTGATGTTGCTCATGGTGCCTTTGCGATGAGGTCGCCAGAGACAACCGTGCGAGTCACGCCGGCAGGAGTCACCCACCGCACAAAATGCCGGTACTTGATCGCAGGCGACAGCGTCACCGTCTGGGCTTCACTCACGCCCCACGACAGAGTGCCAGCCGCAGCGTTCACGACCGTGATCGTCGGCGTGATCGCCGTGGCACCGACAGCGTTGATCGTTCCGCCACCACCACCGAAGAAGCCGTTAGTGGAGACGACGTAGACGCCTGCCGTAAACGTGTAGCCCGTCACGTCAACGTCTAGGTCAAGCGTGAAGTTGACTTCGTCAGCGACCACGAACTCAACCGTTAGGTCGCCAGGAAGCTGAGAAAACGTCGGCATGCGTCACGTCCTTCGTTGCGGCATTGTTGCCGGATGTTCTTGTTTTCAGACCGGCTCGGTCAGTACGTGCCGCCGTCAAGCGTCACGTTGTCAATTGAGCCGCCAGTGATCGCCACATTGCCTGCCGACTGCGTTGCCATGCTGCCAAGCCCAAGGTTCGTACGAGCCGCAGACACATCGGCCACGTCCGACAGATTGCTCGCCTTTGCGAGCTTGCCGGAAATGGACGTTGTCACTGTCGTAGAAAACGCAGCATCCGACCCGAGAGCGTCGGCCAGCTCCTTGAGCGTGTCGAGAGCCGCCGGGGCGGCATTGATCACGTTGGAGATCGCCGTGCTTACGCTGCTCTGGGTTGCATATGTGCTGGCCGCCGTTGCTTGTGAAAGGTAGGTCGATGCAGCGGCAGACGTGGTCAGGTAGTTCGACAGGTTGGCATTGCTAATCGCAGAGTCCACGTAGCTTTTGGACGCATACACTGACGGCCCACCGATTGCGATGACGCTGGTGGCAGACCCACCAGCACCGCCCGTGCCAACGCCAATGAACAGCGTGCCGCCGCCGGCCACGCCTTCGCTATAGGAAAGCTCTGCGTTTTGCAGCGTCGTCGGTGCCGCCGATCCTGTGGACCGCTTGATGCGAATGGTGTTCGCCATGTCAGTAGTTGCCCCCGTCTAAGAGTTGTGGTTCGTTAATTGCGGTGACTTCAGTCCATGTGGTCAGGTTTGCGTTGAGCCGCCACGCCTTCTGTGTGTCGATCACCCAGACCAGCATGCCCGCCTCTCGCCTCAGAGCCGGGATTGCGTCTCTCTCGGCTACGTCTGCCACGCTGCGGTAGCCGCCCTTGCCGTACAGAGCCTCGTGCGATGCGTGCGTATCTGTCGTGTCGAATGGCACGACCGGCGCGAGTACGTTGGTGCCCTTGATGCTTGACATACGTCATGTCACCACGAGATTGACGGTGCCAGTGATCGGATACGTTGTGCGGTGAATGCCGTAGCTTGCCGCAGCCTGCCCAGCAAACGTGATCGTCCGTGTCGTCGTCTCCCAGGCAGACGACGTCAAGCCGCTGACGGCAAACGTCGGTACGCCGAAACTCGTCGGCAAGACGACGTAGATATACGCAGTGTGTGCGGTGATCGTCCTCGACTGTGCCCGAGAGCCTCCCAGGTCATTAGCGAGGCTGGCGACGATCTGAGCGTCAGTGATGGTCGTCGCAGCAAACGAACCCCAGAAGCGACGCCTGAGCGTCGGAGCGACCTGTGCCGCCTCGGCAGTGGCAATCGTGTGAACACGCACCGTCTGCCGGAATGCGTCGCCGTAATGAAACACCGGGACGCCACGCGGGCTCGTCACCTCATACGTGATGTCAACGCCGTTGATCGTGTCAACGATCTTGTCATGCCGCAGCGGCTCGCCAAACGGAAGAGTGCCCGCCTTGATGACGAAGTCACGCGACTCCCACTGCTCTATCACGCCGGAAGTGCCCTGCGACTCAAAGCGGCTTGTGCCAATCGTGGCACTGACTGTGCCGTAGTCAGCCCCGCGAGAGTAGCGGACAGACCGCGACGCGCTCGCCGACAACTGACCGGCGAGCCACGCTGCACCGCTGGCGAGTAGATCGGACATAGGCACCTCTAACCACAAGACCGCCGGCGGCGCGGAAAGGATGAAACGCTGCCGCCGGCGGCTTGCAGTGGGACGGGAATCAACCGACGTTGAGGATGACCATCACCGACGCATCGCCCGACGCAGCCGCAGCAGCGGCCTTGCCAGCCCGCTTGTGCGTGCTGGCAGTGGTGGTGACGACGCTGTTGGTGGCGTCCCAGTAAAGGAGCGCACCCTGCGAGACAGCGCCCGAAGCCTTGGCGATGCTCCACACGCCATCAACCGACACCGCACCCAGCGCGTTGGCGGCGATTGCACGAGGGGCCACGGTCACGAGATCAGCGAGAAGGACGACATCGCCAGCGGCAACAGCAGCCGAAGGCGTGTAGTCGATCAGACAGCCAGCCTGAGAATAAGAAGCCATTAGGATCACCTACTTTCTGGGAAATGGGTTTGTTTGGAATCATGCCGCCGGGCGGGCTTAGGCTCCCGCCCGGCGGTCACGGTTTGTCAGATCACGAAGCGTCAGCCTTCACGCCGGCGAGGTATTCGGCCTTCGCCACACCTACGTCGAAGTAACCCCGCATCTCGACACCCAAGACGTTGAAATTGGCTTCCGCCGTCTCAACGATGGGGGACTGGACGCCGTTGAGGAAAGCCACTTCCATCACCGGCAGATCAGCCGGAGACGCAAGCAGGTAGTAGTCCTCGGCACTCGACAGGTAGCTTGTCGAGACGACCTGATACCGACCGGCGAGCACGTTGCGATCCGGGGCAGCGGACGAACCGCCGACCAAGAGCGACGAGCCCATGATCTCAGCCGCAGCGAGTTCCAGATCAGCCGGAACGAGCAGCACGCGGGGATCGACAGCAACCGGGTTGCCGTCCGGGTCTTTCAGCTTGCGGAACATCGTGGCAATGGCCTTGAGGTTCGCGAGGGAGAGAGCACCGGCGGTGTTCTTCTTGTTGCCACGACCCGTGGTGAAGAACGTCGAATCGTCTTGGAACGAAGCCCAGAACAGATCGTTCAGAGCAAGAGCGCCGCCACGACCCAACCGCTGAGGCGCGGCAGTCAGGGCACCGAGGTCATCGTTGATCAGGTCAGTGCGAGTGACGCTGGTCATGATGCCGTAGGTCTCCGCCGAGATCGTCCGGCTCTCATCGCTGAAGCCAGAGTTCTTGATCTCGCCGCCGTTGGCGACCTTCTGGAACTTCATCCCGCCGTTGAGCCGGTAGCTCGTGACACTGCGGAAATCGTTCACGCTTCGCACAGACGAGATCGACCGCCACGAGCTCTCAACGCCGTTGAAGCCAGCGAGGAGGAACTTGTTCACGGTGCTCGACAGGATGCCGCTGATGCTGTGGGTCGCCCACGCAGCAGCGAGGATCGGACGCAGCGTTGCAGCCGACACACGGCGAGGACCGACGTAGCCGCCTTCCTCAGCAGCCGAGAGCAGCACTTCGCCGAGGCTCGTGGTCCGCTGGATCTTGCCAGCGGCTTCGAGGGTCTTGGCGTCGTACTGCTTCTCGACATTCGGCAGGCCGCCTTGGAGGGCGAACGCTGCCTCGATGACTTCGGGCGTGCGAGCGGTCGGCTGCGCCATGTGAACGGCAGGAGCCGCAGGACGCTCGTCGCGGGTGGCGATCAGCTTTTCCATGTCGGAAACTTTCTTTTCGTAGGTTGCGAGCCGAGCCAGGAGAGCCTCGTTGGCGTCCTGCTTGACTTCGTTCTCGGCCACCACGGCGACGCTCGCCGTGACTTCCACCGGCGTCTCGACGACGTCGGCAGGCTTCTCGCTGGCGTGGTCCGCCATGACTGACTCCTCTGCCACCTCTTCGGCGGCAATGGCGACGCTGGTAGCTGCATCAGCGCCCAAGGTGACGAACGAAACCTCACGCAGCGATGAGGCTTTGACGACTCGCACTGGCCCGATATGGGCAGTGCCGTTGACGGTGGTGACGCCTTCGGCGTCGATCTTCTGGTGCCTGCGAACATCGGCACCTACGCTCGCTTGGAACTGGTAGCCAGCGGCACCAAGAGCGGCGACCTGCCGTGCGTTCTCGTTGTCGGCCAGGATCTCGCCTTCAACGATGATCTGCCCGGCTTCGATAAACGGGCGACCCTGCCCGACGATGGAGCCAAGTGCGTAGTCGTGACCGACGACAACCGGCACAGTCGCCGGCAGCTGCATGCCAGCCATGTCGATCACGACCGGCTCACGGCTCCAGCCCTGACGGATAGGAGCACCCGTGTAGGCGACGATGCGAAACTTCTTGCCAGCCGGTGCCGAATCGCCGTCGGCGGCTTGCAGAAACGTGACGCCAGAATCCAACTTGATTGCGTTCATCGCGCCCCCATTGGTTCGCCGTTCTCGTCGAGCGTCCCGCCGTAATTCGTTTCCGGCGTGAAATCAACGAATAGGTTGAGTTCCTTCATCATCGCCACCTCGGCGGCACGCTGACGCAGTTCGACATCCCACTGCTTGCCAGCCTTGGCGTACTCAGCCGCCAGCGTGGTCGTGTGCGTCCGCAGCCGAGTCTCGGCAGCGTTTGCTTCCTTGGATGGGTCAACGTGCTCTTTGCCATCCCACTGCCACGACCAATCCCACTCGCTGAACGGCGGCACGCCTTCCGGCAGCACACCCGCAAGCGTGGCTTCGTTGACCCAAGCCGCAAGCAGACGGTCGAGCATCACACGCTCAAGATCGTCACGCATGACCCGCTGAGTCGTCGCGTAGATTTGGTGGTCCATGCGACCGCTCGCATAGTTGTATGACGACGAGTCGAGAGCACAGACGTTGAACGGCAGATTCATGCAGCGCCCCAGCTCGCCGAGAATCTGACGCACGAACGACGGGAACTGCGTCGTAGGCTGCTCTGCCTTCAGCTGCTCGAACGTCCAGCCGTCTGGCAGCGTGACCATCGTGCGCTTCTCAATCGGCATCTCGGCGAACGCTTCGACCTCGTCAATCTCGGCGGCAGGCGAGTTCGTCCGCAGGAAGCCCGCGAAGTCGGCGGCAGTCTCAGCCGCAGCCACAACCGCCTCGGTGTAGCGGCGAAGCTGACCAAACAACCTCAGAGCCGGTGCCACCTCTGGATACCCACGGTGTTGACCGGGCCGGATAGGCCGGAACCAATGCACCATCTGGGCAGCAGGCACGCGCTGGAATTGCAAAGTGTTGACGCGGAAATTGCTGCCGGGATGGAAGTTGAGAACTTGGTAGGCAACGACGTTGCCGACGGAGTCAAACTCCATGCCGTCAACAGTCGAGCCGTCTGGCGTGATCGTCTCGCTCATCAGTTCCGTAGGCGTGGCGACCATCTCGGCTTCCACAAGCCGCAGGTCAAGCTGAACGCCAGGCAGGCGAGGATTGGAAATCATCAGCGAGAACGCTTCGCCGTCCACGACCAAAGCCTCTCGCATCGTCCGCAGCTTCGCCGGAAGGTCGATCTGCCAGCCCCAGTCGAAGAACAGCTTTTCGATTGCACGTGCGCTTTCGTCGTCGCCAAACTGCAACTGAAGACGCGGGCCTGTGCCGACCAAGTCATTGGCGAGCGTGGACGAGATGCCAGCGAGCCACGAGTTATTGGCACGCTCGTAGCGAGCACGGTTCCGCATCTCGCGCCGCTTCATCGGCGAGAGTGCCGCATCCGCAGCGAAGGCGTCAGCGTTTGCCCAGTGCCGCCGGTCGTCTTGGCTCTCGGCAGCGTCGAACTTTGCACGGACACGCACGGGCACCGCCGCCGGCTGCGGCCTGTTGCCACGAGAGAACAGGTTGCCTAGCAGTCCCACGCTAGATAGTTCCTGGCGGAATGAGCTTATTGAACCGCAGACCACGCCGCGTGTTCGTGCCGCTGCCCGTGGCTGCGTTCTTGCCAGCCAGGTACTTGTCAGCCTCAATCATTGAGGCGACGTCCTGTGCCTCAACTTCGCCTGCGTCGGTACGGACCCGCTTGGGACCGGATGCCGTCTCGGCAATCTTTGCGCGTAGTTCGTCGCTCATGCGAGCAACGCTACGGGAAGCACCGCATGAGTCAGACCGGGTATGCCGTTAGACTTCGACCCACTCAGAGCCGCGCCGCTCAAAGAGCACGACGTCAGCCACGCCTAGCTTTCTGGCGATGTCTGCCGTGTACGGAGAGAACACTGCAAGCGGCTTGCCGGAAGTGATGACGCCCGACGAAAGCAGGAACGCAGTCAACGCCGTCGCCTTGCCTGTCTGCCGATAGCGTTCCTCGACGTACTGCTCAAGCGTCTGCATGCCACGCCAAACGTGCGAGCACGCCCAAGCCAGCATCGCACCATCAGCGTGCCAGACGGCGACCGGCGTGCAGCTGCTTGCGTCACCCTCAAGCACCTGGGCAACCTCAATCTGAAACTCGCTGCCCTGCTTCGTCAGCCGCGAGCGGATGGCGAGCATGTCACGGGGGTCAAGACCGTCGATGGTGGTGAGCGTGATCTGGTTCATTTGAGACGCTTTACCTGAATGATCTTTTTCCCGTTTGAATTCGTCGGGATTGTCACCTTTTTCCGCTGGCGTCCGCCCGCCTCGGTCGCCACTGGTTGCACGCCTGCAATCGACGCCGCCACAGCAGACCCAACAAGACAGTCCCACCAGTGATTCTCGCGCCGGTTGTCTAGCTTCCACTCGTCCACGACTCGCCCGCGTGCCTCGGTCCGCACCGGGTACTCGCTGGTCAGATGCTCCACCAGCATGTCATGCTCGCCAGCGTGGAGCGTGATAGCCTCTGGATCGCCCATCGCTAGACGAAGCCGAGCCGCCGAGAACGTCTTCCAGAAGTTCGTCTCGTAGACGCCGTATCGTTGATTCGTCGCCGTCTGCCTCATCACCCAGTTCAGACCTATCTTCTCGCCTCGCCCCTTCTTCTCAGTGAGCGAGCCGCCAGACGCACCGATGCCCTTGCCGTGAGACGGCAGCAGCATCGCCGCAAACGTGGACCGCCGGCAGAACGTCCGCACCGTCTCCGTAGACTGCCCCCAGTTGGCGTCTATGAGCACCTGACGCACACGCATTGGCACGTCGTCCTCACGTATCCAATCCTTGCCGAGAAGTATCTGCGTCAGCGACTCCAGGCCAGCGGATAACGCACCCTCGAACCCGGCACCCTTGGCAGAGAGTGCCAACGTCTTTTTGGCGTTCTTAGCCTCGAAGAACGTACTGGCTTGGTCAGGGTAAGTGCCGTATGCGACGACGTGACCGCCAAACGAATCGCCCCACGATGCGACCAGCCAGTAGAGCAGCCGATCCTGCACGTCGATGAACGCCGTCACCGTCTGGTGGGAAAGTGGGACAGTCCCACGAGACAGCGTCAACGCCCGAGCGGCGAGCGCCCGCTTGTCGAGTTTCTCGGACGAGATGTCATCGGCGAGCGGTGCGTTTTGGTACTCCGCTTGGAAAGCCGACTCACCACGGTCGATGCGTAGATTCCATGCGTGTTGGATCGCCGTCAGTTCGTCGTCATGTTTCCGCTCCGGCCACGCCACGCGAGACCCGGCGTCCATCGTCGCCTGATTCGCCCGATAGAAGGCGTCAGCTGCCGCAGTGCCTTCACCGCTACGCTGCCCCTCTCGACGCATCTCGGAATACTGCCCCCACAGTTCATCCGCCGTCGGCCACTCGTAGACCAGCTTCGTACGCTCGCCCTGCCACGACGGATGACGCATCCGGTCCAGCAGCCGGTCAGCCAGGTCGTCGGGACGAATCACCGTGATCGTCGCCAAACCGGCGATCTTCGCACCGGGACCGGCGAGACCGAGGATGGCACCCGAGAGGATGCGTTCACGGGTGGCGACCTGCGACGGGCTTGCACTGCTCTCGTCAGTCTGCGGGTCGTCTATCAAGCACAGATTGGGGCGGATCGTCTTCCCGTCTGGGCGAGTGTGGCTGATGCCACGGATTCGCCCAGTGATGCCAGCGACACGCACAGCCGCACCAGCCGAGGCGGCACCCTTGATCCACGGCAACGTGACCTTGTCGGCGGTCCATCCCATGTGCGTCGGCTCGCCTTCGCACGTCTGACCACGCACCCGAGCGGTGATGCCCTCCAACGCACGCACCGGATAGCACGCCGCCGGGAAGTCTTCAGCCAGCAGGTCGTTCTGCTCTAGGTGACTCTTGAGCGTGTCGAGCATCTGGCAGGCAATCGCTTGGTCACTGCCCACGAGCATCACGAACGAGCGATGACCGTAGAGCATCGCCCACAGGCAGGCCCAGATCGACAGCGTGCTCTTGCCTGAACCACGAGGCATGGCGAAAGCGAACAGTTCGCCACGCAGCACCGCAGCCTCAATCTTGGCAATCGCCGTCAGGTGATCAGCAGACCACGCCAGAGGGAACGACTCAGAACCGTAGACTTCGCAGAACTGGCGAAACGAATCACGGCAGGCGTCACGGCGTTTGACGTCCTTGACCGGCGGAATGCTGCCGATGTCACGGCCGGCGGCACCGACTTGGCGTGAGCGTTCGCCCGTCCGACGCTTGATGTCGTCGTACCTAGCCTTCGCCTTGTCCTGTCGGTCTTTTTGGTCAGCGCGAACCAAGCGTCACCCGGTGGCTAAAAAACACGCAAAACATGGCAAGCTCGCCGTGGAGGCTAGAAGCGAAAAACGCCGGGAGAACCTAAAAAAATCGCTGGACGTGCGGGCGGGAATGCCTTGTTTTCTAGGCTTTTTCGCACTTCACGCACGTTTTGCCCTTGTTTTCTAGGCTTGTCAGAACAAAAGCATCTGTTCGCTAGCAAACTCGCCACGCTTGCCCTCAACGACTGACCATGCGTCGCGCCACTTTGCGTGACGATCTCTGACGAAGCATCCGCAGACCATCTCCTGAAACTGAGGGCAGCGAAATTCTTTGACAGGAATGAAGTATCGCTCATCAAAGGACGCAAGATGGACAGCCAATACATCAAAATCTTCTAGCGAATATCGTCTGCATGTAGAGCCAACTACGGGACGCACGGGCCGGACATCAACCGTTCCCTTTGTTGACCCGCTGCTTTTCGCTTGTACTCGATAGCCATTAATGACCAAGTCATACGGAAGTTTCTTGTGTGACACATTTTCAAAGTCAAACCCGGCTTTGGCTGCTTGATCTGCTAGCCAATCCTCGAACAGAAAACCTCCCATTGCCGTCATGAGACGTCCTGCGGCATCTGGCCTATCAAGAAATGCAAGCATCGCTGCGACGAGCGCCTGCTTTTGATCTTCGCCAAATGTGACAAGCTCACGACTCACTGCACCCTCACCGTTGTTCTCGCCTCATCGCCCCACGACTTTTCCACGATCAGTCGCCGCACATTCGTGTCGTCGAACAAATCCTTCAGCGAGTCGAGGCACGCCTTCGCCACGTTGTCTACATCCGCTCTTGGCAACGCTGGTGCTGACGCTTTCACGCCACGCTTTGTCATGTGCGATTTCGGACGTGCGAACACAGCGTCAATGATCACTTCGATTGGCTCGCTCACTGGCAGCAGCCCTGCATCAATCGCCGCACGCAATACGCCTTCGCGGTACGCATGCACTGGATGCTTCGACGGCACGTACGCTCTGGCGAAGCCGCCGCGTGTGCTGACTCGCACTCGTGGCTGTGGCACTGGGTCGCCCGGCACTGTGAACGTGATCGGCTTCATGCACCGATCATCGCAGGAGCGTCAAGCAAACCACGACGAGTGGATGATCTCGAAGTGCCGCATCACCTGTCGCACATGGTTCCCCTCGTGTATCTCGTCCAGCGCGTACGCATGAATGACCGCACCATTGGCGAGGTAGTAAATGGCGACGCCCACTTGGACGGGCCGCAAAGCGCCGTCCAGTGGGCCGCCGAGAAACTCAACCGTGATCCAGTGCGTGCTCATTCGTAGCGAATCACAGCGAACCAGCCACGCGGACCACGAGCGACTGCCTTTTCCACGATGCGGTATCGCCCGTAGTAGCAGCAGTTCCGCAGCGCCGCATCCGGCGACGACGACGAGAAGCCGATGCCCTCACGCCTGCCACCAGCGGTGCCGCAGTGACGCAGCACGCCTGAGCGTGCCATGATCTCGGCGTCCTGCTGGGCAGATGTGATGTTCACCCGTCGTGCGTTGATCACGACGTTGTCCGCATTCGCCACAACGCCACAGAACGCCAGAGCCACAACCATGCAAATCCTTCGCATATCGTCCGTCCTTTCGACTAGTGAAAGCCGCTCCGTGCGGCACTGCGAATCACACTAGCGAGCGTGTCAACTCAAAGCGGTAAAGCGAAATCCATCCCACGAGTATTTCGGGGCGATGACTCGCTCTGTCTTTGGCACTGCTGGCGGCTCTCGCCGTGCTATGCACTCAGCCGCACGCTCTTTGATCTGCTCTGGCGTCGGATCGTCTTCCTGTGGTCCGTGGTGGCACCGAGGACGTCGCGGCAGGCCGTGACGTTTCCGTAGCTTTTCGACGTAGCCGGCTGAGCAGCCCAAGGCGGCGGCAATCTCTACATGAGTATTGCCAGCCGCCCAGAGCCGCTTCAGCACGTTCTTGTCGTAGACAAGTCGCCAAACTCCCATCAGGCATCCACCGCCAGTGGCATGATCACGCCCGTGTTGTCGCCGCACCGCAAGATCACCGCCGACTGTGCGTCAACGGCTTCGACTTCAACCTCTGGCTCGGCTTCGCTGTCGATGCCGCCAAGCCATTGCTGGACGAACAACGGGTCCAGCTTGACCGTCGCCTTGTCACCGGCTTCCACGACGTCGCAGGTGACGCTTGATTCGCCCTTCTCGCTGCTCTGGCCGTGCAGCCAGATGCCGTCGCCAGAGAACACGAACTGCACACCTTTGCTCTCATCGCTGGTCACGATGGCTGCGGCCCGCGTCGCTGCCAGCAGATCCGCACGGCTGACCGTGGTTGCCTTGGCGTCGCGATCCGGCAGCGTGTCACGCCAGCGAGGGTATCGACCGTCAAGTAGACGAGCCGTGACGGTAGCGTTGCCAATTGTGGCGACGATCTCGTTCTTGGTTGCCTCCAGCTGAACGCTGGCATCACCGCACCCAGCTGCGAGCCGTGCGATGATTGCCATCGCACGAGCCGGAACGAGCGTCTGCGAGTCGTCAACCGCAAGGTCGTGCTCGCAGTTCACGCACGAGAGCCGGCGACCGTCCGTGGCAACAAACGTGACAACCTCGCCTTTGACTTCCACGAGCACCGCACCGAGAGCGTAGCGGCTCGACTCGTCGTCCACGGCGAACACGACACCTTTGACGGCACGGCAGAACTGGTCAACCGGGAGCCGCGTGACAGGCTTCGCACCGTCAACGCTCCACGCGGGATACTCGCCAGCGTCCTCGGTTGGCAGCGTCCACTCGCCACGCCCAGCCTTGATGACGCATGACGACTCGTCAGGCGTAATCGTGATTTCATCGCCCGTGAAACTGCCAAGGATGGCGGAAAAGCGATCCTTTGGCAGCAGGAAATTGATGCCGGGGGGGGCGGTTTCCAGCGTGACGTCGATTCGCACGTCACCGTCACTCCCAGACAGAACCCCGCCCGATAGGAGCACGCTCTGGTAGATGGGACGTGGCGACCTTGTCGGCACCGCCTGGCCCACGGCTGCGAGAGCCGCCTTGAGTTCCGGTGCTGACAGGCTGATGCCACCAGCCTTCGTCTTTCGTTCCTTCGTCATTGTCATTCCGCACATCCTTTCGCAGAGAAGTCCCAACCAAAATGCCAGCCGTGAACGTCACGGCGTGGAGAACCGAACCGATGAAAATGAATGCGAAGTCGCTCATGACGTCATCCTCGCTTCCGCTGCAAGGATCGCCCGCCCGATGACTTCGACAACTTGCGGGACGACGGCGTTGCCGAGGCATCTAAGGCGGTCCACCCGTGAGGGAATCCCATGAGCCACTCGACCCACGTCGGGTTCAGACTCCCACCAGCCACTGCGTTCAGCGGCAAGCTGTTCCGCTGGTGTTGGCTCGGGGCGCCGTTGTTGCTGGCGTCCTGCACGGTTGGCGTTGGGTACATCGCCACCTTGACGGCTTGGTTGAGCGTCAACCCAAAGCCGTTGCCGTTCTTGTTCTTTTCCTTGCACCGCTCTCGTCTCGCAAGCAGTGCAGGAACGTCCGCAATGTCGAAGCCGTGCGCAGTCGGAGTCGGCCACATTCGATAACCGTGCGTATGTTCTGCCGCAACCTGCGTCGCCAGTGGACACTGGCGACGCAGGTGCAGCCGCTTGGCCTCGTTCAACAGCGCTGGCAGCGATGCTGCCGCCGATGGGTTCGCAACGGGCGTTGCCCACAATCCAGATCCGTTCGCGTCTGTGCGGAGCACCAACGGCTGAAGCCGGTATGCAATGCCATTCCGCATCAAACCCGATTTCGGCCAAGTCGCCGAGAACGGTTCCGAGCCCTCTAGCAGTGAGAGCTGGGACGTTTTCGATGACCACCCATCGAGGCCGAACTGTGCGAATGATCCGAGCAAAATCGTTCCAAAGACCGGACCTCTCGCCTGCGAGTCCTGCCCCCTTGCCAGCGACGCTGATGTCTTGGCAGGGGAAGCCGCCGCAGATGAGATCGACGCTGAAATCCTGTGTGTGTGTGTGTGTTGGCGGGAAGGTTCGCACGTCGTCGTGTTTGGGCACGTCGGGCCAGTGCTTGTTGAGGACTGCTCTTGCATACGGGTCAATCTCCACTTGCCACTTGCACGTCATTCCGGCCCGCTCAAGACCGAGCGAAAAGCCACCAATCCCTGCGAACAGTTCGCCAAACGTCACAGCCCCACCTCCGTCTTCTCAAT